TTAACGAACCAGCCAGACCAGAATCAGGATAATCGCGACTAACAGTATCCACAGCGCGGGACGCGTTGCCATATTTTGCAACGTGTCCATCATCGGTGGAAAAGGATTAAGCAGCGGTTGCATATCACGCGGCTCAATCCCTTTAACCCGCCGTTGATAAAGCTGGTTAAGAATATCCTCGGCCTGGGCAGAAGAAAGCGATGATTGCGCAGAAAGGCCATATTTTTGCTGGATATATGCCGATAACGCCGCCAGTTCACTGGCATCTAAAGGTTGTTTTAGCGCCATCTGTAGTGATTCCAGTGTCGGCGTATTTTGCTGGCTTAGCGTCTGACGCGCCTGTAGCCAGGTCACCAGATGGTTAAACAGTTTCGCTGGAATTAACTCGCCATCTTTCACCCCGGAAAGTTCCAGCATCGATTGCCAGATCTGTTTGCTGGGTTCCCCCGTTGCTGCCGCAAGTTTGGTCACCAGCTGTTTGAGCGCATTGTGCTCCGCCGGTAATAAAGGACGGTCGGTCGCCTCGCGCTGCTGTGGTTGCGGAATAACCATCTTCCCTTCCTGCAACAGGGTGAGAATGGTTTTTAATTGCTCCGGTGAGAGCTGATTCAGCGGCGTCTGACCAAAGTTATGACGGATATAATCCGTGACCGCCTGACGATTATTCCCCAGACGTAAATACTCCCCTAATTGCGCTAAAAGCTGGCGGGCAGAATGGCTTTTTTGCGCGGCCAACAGACGTTGCGCCAGATTATGCTCAGCGGCAGGGAAGTGATGCGAAAGCAGCGGTGAATCTCCCGACAGACCAATATCGTGCCTGATACCCGCCCACAGTTCTGCTCTTTGTTGTTGCGTCAGTGAGGTCACTTTCGTCATTAAGCTTTCCAGCGAAGTACGTTGCTGACTGGATAAAGGCTGATTGCCTGCGCCAGACGGCAGGTTATCTCCCTGACCTGGTGGTTGCCCAGGAGGAGGGCCGGAAATAGGTTGTATCATTACGTATCCTTATACCTGAAATCTTCGCAAGTATGCCTGGCCGCGAGATTATGGCACACTTGTCTGGTTAACTCTCGTCTCATACAGGTAACACAAACGTGAAAATCCTTGTTGATGAAAAAAATGATGATTTAATTTATTGATATAAAAGGATTTATATCAGCACGTGTCCACGTAGTGACCACATTTTCGAGTTACAGATAACACAAAGCCCGTTTTCACGGGCTTTGTGTTATCTGTGATTGTGGCTAAGCCACATGATTTATGCTATTTCCAGTTACAAGCAGCTTGAAGTGGTTTTAGCGCGTTTGACAGGCCGTTTAAATTGAAAGTTGCACTTACAGGGCTCTCATTATAAGGAGTTATTTTTGTATACATTTTGTTTGAGTTGGCTAGTTTTCGGATGAAATCAATGTCATTACCTTTATAAAAAACAGCCTTTGTATCTGTAGATACTAGCCAGTTTCGCTCAACTGCTTTCTGTTTATCAAGACGATAAAGCATGCTGGTTTGTTCAAGGCCTAAATATACATCCCAACTAAGAAATACTTCGGTTTTCTTTTCTCGGCAAGCTATAAACAGAGTGGGAGTAACCGCTTCTCCAAATGGAGTTCTGATATAATCATCACTTTCTAACGATAAAATTACATTTTTCGAATCATCAATTGGCGATGTAGTAATGGATGTGTGCCATTTTCCTACATCTGTGGCTTTCTCTAATTTTGATTCAGCTTGAACAGCTTTATCCTGTGGGAATAGTTTATCGTAGCAGTTTAGTCTGGCTTCTTTATCATTTTCTGCTCGGCATTTAGATATCTCAGAAAGATTTGGTTGCTGAGCCTCTGTTGTTACTGGCTTTTCCGTTTTAGATTTTGAGTTTACAGATGGAGTAAATGTTGGAGAAAAAAAACGATCATAACAAGATAAACGTCTGTCATCATCTTTCTCATCAGGGCATTGATCTCTGCTTTCGAATTTTTCAGCAACTTTCGTTCGAGTCGGTTGTATTGACTTATCGTAACAAGAAAGTCTGTCTTTATTATTTTCTATTGCTCGGCACTGGAGTACTGCATTGAAGTTATTATGTTCAGTTGCTGCGTGAACAGGCAGTACACTAATTGATATAAATGATGCACCTATAGAAAAAATTATATTTTTCATTTTGTTATCCTTTTGGTTTAGTAAGAAATACTAAAATTCCGATAATGATATCGCCAATAACCCATAAACTTCCAATGGTAATTAAACCTAAGCCTGTACCAATAACTGCACCGGCTTTTTCGGCATCGGATGTAGCATTATTTATTATTTCACTAGTGCCTCCCAGTCCAACTAAAAGCGTATAGATCATAAAAATATTAAATAATATAAATATCCACTTAATGAGCTTTCCAAAAAATGAACGCTTAAGTTTTTTTATTTGTTTACCGCAAGCAGGGCAATACAATGCTGAATCGCTCACCTCTTTCTGGCATTCAGGACATTTGATTAATGCCATGTAATCCGCCTCCTTTGGATCAATACGAGTTGATATTTGTTACAAAACATTTTGATTTTATCAGATTTTTTTTATTGATAAGTGTCAATTGATTAGCTGGTATAGAGTGAGACATATAGAAGGGCAGATCTGTATCAGTAGTGATGCAAAAATCCCACAGTTTCATGGAATTTTTGCATTTAGAGCCGTGAGATAGGGTGCCTTATCGACCTTACCCTGGCAACCGATTGACGGGGGATTACTCCCCCGTCGCGGTTTCCTTACTGCTTACACTGTAAGAACGCCGCAAACTCCGCTCCCCAGAAACTCATCCGTATTTCGCACAGCGAACCGTGCAACATCCAGATGATGAGGATTACCGTCACGCAGAACGTGATGGCTGTAAGCGATTTTTGCGACATAGCACTTGCTCCTTTTCCGGAGAGGCGCTAACCTTTCACTTGCTTAGGGTAGACGGTTAGGGCCTCGGTTAAACAAAAGTGTTTTCCGGGGCCTTTCCACATCTGGCCTTCGGGTATTCCCTCCGACCATCAGCCGAAAGGCACCCGCGCGTAATCTATCGCTTTTTTGTTACTCCGGCAATTCTGCTTGTTAATTCTGAGGTAAAGGCAAACTCATCTGATTGTTTCCCCTGTGTGAAGCTGGTAGCTCATGCCACGGGATACCTTCTGAAGAGTGAACGCCGGAGGCGTGTTTCGATGTGAATTTATGGAAAGCTTCCAGTGTTGAGAAGCATACGCCGCATTCCAGATTGTTACACTGGTAATACTTTTGCCGCACGGTGTTTGAATCATTTTCCGGACGACTTGTGCGGATACGGGCAGATGCGCCACAAAGCGGACAACGGAACATAGCGACCTCCCTTAACGTGGTGTTGCCGCTATTCTAGATTGTACGATCCCTAATTCCAACTAACAGCTCGCTCTGTGCGAAGAGTGAAAATTGAACTTTCAATAGTTGTTGAACTTCCATACATCCAATGTGAAAATTCATACGTTCATAATAGTTAAAATTTAAAATATTGTATATCAGGTGAATAAAGCATGGGAAGAGATATAACGCTGTACCCTAAAAAAGCAACTAGAAACGAACTTAAAAATTACCTTGAAAATTTAGGTTTTAAAAGGTGTAAACATTTGTGGGAATGGCCCCAAGGAACGTTGAATTACTCTTGGTTTGATGATACGGACTTCAAATCTACAGATGGAGTTTCGGCTGATATATATCCTGTTTCAAATGACGAATTACACATATCTGGTAATAAATGGGCATTGCATGTGCGTAATTTATATAGCGCTAGTTGGCATGATGTAAAAATGCTTAATGATGTTCTAAAAGGCGCAAGGAGTCTTTTTGGTGGAACACTTATAGGTGATTATGGGAAAAATAGGTACGCTCCTCTATGGAAGGATTCTAGTAGTCCGATCAGTCGTGGCATTTCTTCAATATTTAATCATGTCCATCATGAGATTTCCGCTGTTAAACATGCCTTACCTGAACCTTCTATTAAATTAAACCTACCGGAAGATGGCGGTTTATCCGAATACTTTGATTACATGCAATGTATGGATCCCAGTAGAGTTATATATAATGGATTAGTACCTTTTGCGGTTGCTATGTTTGAATACTTTTTCTCTAGAGCTTTTCAAATACTTATAAAGTACGATCCTTTCGCAATAGCAAAAAGAACATCGTATAAGCAAAAAGTTGATTTTGATATTCTGCTTGAGATAGAGAAAGGAAATATTTCAATAGAAAGTGTTATTGCAAGAAATTACACTTTTCAAAACTTAACCCACCTAAACAAAGCATATAAAGAGTGGCTGGATATAGATGTGAGAGCGATTCTTTATAAGAAAAAAGAATTGGAAAATCAGTTGATTTTCTTGAGAATCGAATTTCTGAAATCATACAATATAGACATGGGATAGTTCATCACTTTGAGTTGGATAGGACCTTAAATCGGGATGGATATATTCATATATTAGATGCGATAGAAAAAAGCATAATTGAATTTATCCATTACATAGAAGGCAAATACAAATTTAAATTAAATGCGTATTAAGCAATCAACCTTACATAGGGATGACAAAGTCCGCTTCTGACACGGAGCGGACCGTCGTTTATGTTTAATTCTATACTGTAAACTTGCCAGTTTAAGTTTGAGCTAATATGTCTAAGTTGCTCACTCTGTTTCTGCTATCCATTCCGGGATTTTTGCCTCAAGCTCAAGCTGTGTGGTAAAGCCGCTGTTATCAATGGTGTGCTCGGCTTTCGCAATAATCCAGTCCTGATTATCAATCTCGCTTTTAAATCCTGTTACCGTGCCATGCATTTCGGGGTAGAGTTCTGCACGTCCACGCACCAGCGTGATGGAAAATAATGCGGCTCCGCGTTGTAGCTGCTGCCACTTTGCCGCCGCTGCGCGTCTTGCTGCCTGCTCGTTCTGATAAGTCTTGCGTAACACAAACACATTGCCTTCCGCGCCTTCCATATAATCACCTTCACGGCTGCTGCTTTTCTCCTTTTTGGGTTTTGGCGGTTTGCGGCGTTTCACGCTGACTTTTTTCTTTTTCCCGTAATTAAGATCAAGCCAGTAAGCGCGTACCCCCGTATACGCCTCGCGGTCAGCAATGCGGAACTGATGGCGATCGCCGCTGCTGCGTGTGATGGCGAACGATGGCAACGGCTGGCCCTGTGCGTTCACGCCACCGCCGGGCATGATGAATAACAGATTACCGCTTTTTACCGTGGTGATTGCGCCCAGCATTTCCGCCATGCGCGTAAGGAAGGACATGTCGCTTTCTTCAGTCTGGTCGGCGTGGTCGATTTCGATATCCATCAGCATTTCGCTGATTTGCGGTTTCAGGCTGTACCGATGAGCGATGGCGGATACCACACGTTCAACGGTCACATCATGCCAGGACGCCTCACGTTTAACATTAAATTCATCCCGAAAATCTGCGCTTCTGGCTGAAACAGTCAGCCTGTCCGGCGGTCCTTCGTGAGCGATTTCATCAACAATGTAAGTGCCTTTTTCTGTCAGCGGTTCCCCTTTCCAGCCAATGAGAACCGTCAGACGCGCGCCCCGTGGCGGTAGCTGCAACTGGTCATCGGCATCATCCAGCGTGATGGTGAGCTGGTCCGCCTCAAATCCCCGGTTGTCGGTCAGTGACAGGCTCATCAGGCGTTCTGCCACGCCGGACAGCGTTTTACCCTCGGCGAGAATATCAAAATCCGGCATTTTCACGGGGTCTGTGCCCTGACTGAGCAATTGCATGGTGGTGTCGGTCATCTGTTCCCTCCCTGTGCGGCATGGTCGCATGTGCGTGCGGAGGGGGTTACTGCTTTTTGTTGTCGCCGTGGCGGGAGAATAGCGCAGGGGTGAGATTACGCGCGTGGTGGGTGATGATTGTTGCTGAATCATTTAACGGATACAAGGGGCTGAAGCTATGAGTGAAACTCGTTTTCATGGTGCCCGTGTTACGGAAAATACCGACCTGGTAACAGCGATTAACGATGTTGATTCCAGCGTTATCGGTATCGTGGCAACGGCGGATGATGCGGACGCGAAGCTGTTCCCGCTGAACAAGCCCACATTGCTGACCCGCGTCAATGACGTGCTGGGAAAATGCGGAACAACGGGGACGCTTTATCGTGCGCTTAAGGCCATCGCAGACCAGGTGAGCACAAAGGTGATCGTCGTTCGCGTGGCTGAACACAAAGAAGAAGACGGAAAGACGCAGGATCAACTGGTTATCGGTGGTTCTGAGGATGACGGCAGCTATACGGGGATGTATGCGCTGCTTGTTGCAGAGCAGGATGAAAGCATCGGATACCGTCCGCGTATTCTGGCCGCGCCGGAGCTGGACACGGAGGCTGTAACAAAATCCCTGTGCGTGATTGCAGGTAAACTGCGCGCGTTTGTGTATGCCTCATGTCACGGCTGTAACACGATGGCTGAGGCGATTACCTATCGCCAGAAATTCAACGAACGTGAGGTGATGCTCTTATGGCCGGACTTCATCGCCTACAACCCGAAAAGTGGCAAAAACGAAACGTTCCCCGCGCCTGCCTATGCGTGCGGCCTTCGTGCGTACATTGACCATGAGCAGGGGTGGCACAAATCACTGTCCAACGTTCCGGTTAAAAATGTGCTGGGGATGTCGAGGCATGTGTTCTGGTCGTTGCAGGCCGAAGACAGCGATGCCAACAGCCTCAACAACAAAGAAATCACGACCATTATTCGTCGCAACGGGTTCCGCTTCTGGGGCAACCGCACACCGGAAACGAACGCCTACATCTTTGAGGTGTATACCCGAACCGCACAGGTGCTGGCTGATTCAATTGCGGAAGCGCAGTTTGAAACCATCGACAGTCCACTGACGCCTGCGAACGTGAAGGATGTTATCAGTGCCATCAGGGCAAAACTGGATTCGCTGGTTACTGCCGGGAAACTGATTGGCGCGGAGTGCTGGTATGACGTGGTGGATAACGGCACCACGGATTTACGTCAGGGGCGTGTGCGTATTCGCTACAAATATACGCCCGTTCCGCCACTGGAAGACATGGAGCTTTACCAGACGTTTACTGATGAATTCTTTGGTCCCGCATTTGCGGTGCTGGGAGGTGCCTGATGGCTGTACCAAAACATCTTCGCTTTTTTACGTTGTTTGTGGATGGTGAAAACGAAGTGGGTAAAGTGACATCCGTCACGCCGCCCAAACTGACGCGCAAAACCGACAGCTATCGTGGTGGTGGCATGATGGGGGCGGTAAGTATTGATCTCGGTCTGGACGACTCCGCGCTTGATGCGAGTTTTGTTATGGGGGGAGCTGTTCGTGCGCTGTTCCTTAAATATGGCGGCACGATTGACGGCACGCTGCTGCGTTTTGCGGGTGAATACTACACCGATGCAGAAAGCGATCTGTATGAAATCGAGATGCGCGGACGTGTGACGGAAATTGATATGGGGGAAGCCAAACAGGGCGAAGCCACATCACACACTTACGCTGTCAAAAACACCTACTACAAGCTGAGCGTTAACGATCGCCCGCTGTGGGAAATCGACCTGTTGAACCACATCTACCGGAAGGACGGCAAGGACATTGTGCCTGACCGTATCCGTTCCGCGCTTGGGCTTGGCTGATAAGTAATATGCAGGCGGCGCAGTGCGTCGCCTCTGACTGAAAAGGAGACAACTGATGAAAGACATCGATACTGAAACCCGGAATAACACCGTGGCGGATGATGTGACGGCAGGTGAGGATATGGCTGTCGAACGTGGCGTAAAACTGACCCGACCAATTGAGCGTGGTGGCGAAAAAATCACGTATGTGGAGATCACCGGGGCTATTGAGCAGGCTGGATCCCTGCGTGGTCTGTCGCTGTCTGATGTGCTGAATCTGAAAGCGGATACCATGTTCACGCTGTTGCCTCGCGTGACCTCGCCACGACTGGATGAAGTGATGATTAAAAAAATGTCGTCACGCGATTTTATTCAGTTGTGCGCTGTGGCTGTAAATTTTATGAGCGAGCCAGACTCTGGCGCGAAGAGCGTGCAGGAGACGGCAGCGTAATCACCCTGGTGTGCTTTGAGCACATCGAAGATCTGGTGGCGGATATTGCCGCCATTTTTAACTGGTCGCCCGCCGAAATCTTCATGATGACGCCCGGCGAAGTGGTTAGCTGGCGCGAGCGGGCGGCACTTCGCAGCGGGAATGCAGATAATGAAGACTCTTGATATCCGGGTCGCTTTCAGCGCCGTTGACAGGCTGACCCGGCCTGCCGAAAACGCCCGCCGCCTGATGGGGCAGTTTGGTGACTCCATCCAGCGAACGCAGGGGGCGCTCAAAAATCTCGAGCGTCAGGCGCGTTCATTTGAGCGCGCCCGTGACGCTGTCAGTAAAGCGGATGCGGGCATCGTGAAAGCACGACGCCAGCTTAACGCCCTTAATCAGTTACAACGCACGGGTACAGTGCTCAGCGAAAAACAACAAAAGCTGATGCAGCAGTTAAGCACCCGGCTTGAACGCCTGAATGAATCGCGCACACGGGAAATTCAAAAAATGCGGGAGCTTGGCGGAGAGCTGAAACGCCACGGCATTTCCCTGACAGGCAGCGATAACACCATCCAGCAGGCCATCAGACGCACCGAACAGTACAACAACCAGCTTGAACGCGAACGGCAGGCGCTTGCGCGTGTAACGCGGGCGCGTGAGCGGTATTCGCGCGCGCAGGAAACAGCGGGAAAACTGAAAACAGGTGGTGCACTGGCAATTGGTGCGGCAGCGGCGGGCGGCTATGCTGCCGGGCGTTTTTTGCAGCCTGCGATCGGGTTCGGCAAAGAGATGTCCCGCGTTCAGGCACTGACGCGAATCGACAAAAACAGCCCGCAGTTTAAGGCGCTGCGTGAGCAGGCGTTAAAACTTGGCTCTGAAACACAGTTTACTGCGAGTGATGCCGCCAGTGGGCAGAGCTTTCTGGCAATGGCTGGTTTTACTCCGCAGGCCATTCAGGCCGCATTGCCCGGTGTTCTTAATATGGCGCTGGCAGGTGGCGTCGAACTCGGCGAGACGGCTGATATAGGCTCCAATATCCTCACACAGTTCAACCTGACAGCCGATCAAATGGACCGGGTTGGCGATACGCTGACAGCGGCATTCACCCGGACCAATACTGATTTACGCGCGCTGGGCGAAACCATGAAGTATACCGGTCCGGTTGCCGCAAAACTTGGTATCAGTCTTGAAGAAGCGGCAGCCATGGCCGGGATGCTTGCCAATAATGGTCTTCGCGGAAGCGATGCTGGTACGGCCATGCGCGCAAGTCTGTCCCGCCTTGCATCACCGCCAAAAGCTGCGGCTGATGCGCTGAAAGAGCTGGGAGTGTCAGTTGCTGACGCCAGAGGCAAAATGCGCCCGATGGAGGATGTGCTGCTTGATCTCTATAAGGCGACACAAAAATACGGACAGGTGGACCAGGTTTCCTTCTTCAAGGACATCGCCGGAGAAGAGGCGTTCGTTGGTTTGCAGACGCTTGTTGCGGCGGCTGGTTCAGGAGAGCTGCAAAAACTGACCAGAGAATTGCAGGGGGCAAGGGGAGAGGCCGATCGCGTCGCAAAAGTAATGGCCGATAATCTTGATGGGGACCTGAAAAATCTCGATAGCGCATGGGAAGGTCTTCGTATTCGCATCAGTGATCTGGTTGACGGTCCGCTGCGTTCTGTCACGCAGTGGCTCACGCGGGTGCTTGAAAAAATCACCTCGCTGGCGCAGGCCCATCCGGTACTGACGCGCCAGCTACTGATAGCAGGCGGTGCGTTGCTGGCAATGACTGCAACGATTGGCTCGTTGTCGCTGGTTATTGGGGTGCTTTACGGGAAGCTGGCCACCCTGCGTCTTGGTTTTGACATTCTTACCCGGTCAATGAATGTCGTCAGGGTGTTGCCTGCGCTGTGGGGAATGGTGACGGGTTCCGTTTCTTTGCTGGGAGGCGCTATCGGGGCGCTGTTCAGTCCGGTTGGTCTTATCGTGGCTGCGCTTGCCGGAGCTGCCGTTCTTATCTGGAAATACTGGGATCCCATCAGGGCATTTTTTGCCGGGGTGTTCGGCGGGATTATGGAAAGGCTGACCCCGTTGCGTGAAACCTTTGAACGGTTTGGTCCTGTTTTTGACGCAATCGGAAGCGGGATCAGCCAGGTGTTTAACTGGTTTAAATCGCTGCTGTCACCGATGGAGTCCAGCAAGGAAACGCTGGATAAATGTACCAGTGCTGGCGAGATATTCGGTAACGTTCTTGGTGGCGCGCTACAGCTTGTTCTGACGCCTGCAAAAATGTTGCTGGATACGCTGGCGTGGATACTTGAAAAACTCGGTGTGCTTCCGGATGAAGCGGAAAGGGCGAGAAAGAAAATCGAAGACGCACAGCGTGCGGCCATTCTTCAGGACAAGGTTGCTCTGTTTCAGGGAGACATTGCGAAAATCAATCCGCCGAAGTCTGCGGAAAATGGCAATGGCACCGGAGGCGATAAACCCAAAGACAACAAACCGCTCACAGACAGCAATACCGGCACGCTACGCAGACTCAGCAAAATTGCTGATAACACAGGTAAGCTGGTTGATGAGACAAAAAAACGTATTGGCCCCGGCGATATTGTCTTTAAGAACCTGCCCCGCGCACTTGCTGTTCGTGGGGAGTGGCAGGAGCGGAAGATTGCGCAGGTCAGTAAGCCTGCTTCCGCAATCAACATCACACCCGTGGTCCCGGCTCTGCTGCCTCCGGCGCTGGTCCCTGTTGTTGCGGCCAGCTCCCGCCCGGTGGCGGAGGCCATACGATCGCCAGTGGCATCAGTTCCTGCAACTTCCCGTAACCGGGAGCCTGTTGTCTCCGGATTTGGCGGTGAAATTCATGTTCATCTGCATAACGTTGTTACGCAGAATCCCCGCGAACTGGCGAAACTGGTCGGTGAAATGGTCAGGGCAGAGGTGGAACGGCGTGCTCGTGCCGGACGTGGCAGTTTTTACGATAAAGATTGAGGAGTCATGGCCATGATGATGATCTACGGCATGTTTGTTTTTGAGCTGCGCACATTGCCGCATCAGCAGTTACAGCAAAACAAAAGCTGGCGGCATGTGAAAAATGAACGCGTTAACCGTTCAGCAAGCTGGCAGTATATCGGCGCAGGTGATGATCGCATCGTGCTTTCCGGCGTGCTTTATCCTGAAATTACAGGTGGCGAAGTGTCGCTTTCGTTGCTGACCACACAGGCATATACAGGACGCCCCTGGCCTCTGATTGATGGTGTCGGGCAGATTTACGGCATGTATGTACTGACTGAAACGAATACGACCCGTTCCGAGTTTGATCGCTACGGTAAGGCGAAAAAGATAGAATTTTCACTGACCCTTGAACGCTGTGATGAGGATTTGCGGGAGCGTCTGCAATCCTCATCGTTCAGTGATATGCTGTCCGGCTTCAAAGATAAGGTCACATCATCCCTTAACAGCGTGGCCAGTTCAGTTAAAGGACTGTTCTGATTTTACATTGCCGCTAATACCCTCATATTGGGTAATGGGCGGCTTGTTGTTATATAATATATCGTAGGTCCTGATAAAACTGTTGAGGTTTCTACTTTATAAAGAATTGCTACTTTCTAATTCTGGGTTTCTGGATCTATTTTTACAACCTAAATCCGAGTGGTAATTCGGTATATCGTTTGTCAAATCTTGTTTGATAGCATTAATTAAGATCATTATGTCGAATTTATGCATATCGTCGCCCCCTTCAGACCTTAGATGTTCGGATGTGGTGAGTTGAGTCGCTAATTTGCTGTTTGGCCCCCACACAATATTATTTTCGAATTTTCCTTCATGCATTCTGTTATTATATATACAGTATTGTCTAATGTTTAATGCACTGGCTAAATGTACAATGGCAGTATCTACAGTTATAACAAAATCAGCATGGCGAACCAATGCAAATGAACATCCGGCATCAGAAAATGGAGATAGAGACACATTATCCAATCCATTGTGATTAATCTGTTTTCCCATATTAAAAACTATTGTGTGATATCCCTTAAGGTTATTAAGGTAAGCTAGTACTTTGTTTATCTGTTCATCAGATAAGGTTCTGCTATTCTGAGAGCCATAAGGGTTAAATATAACTAATTTTTTGTTTTTCTTCCTGAATTCATTTGCAACAATATTTGCTGGTTCATATATTTTGTTGTCAAAATTAAGCGCTGCAGCATAATTATTATTTTTTATCTTTAGTAAAGATAAAACTTTTTTCATTCTTTCAGATGTGTGAATGGAACGATTATCGATTATATTTGTATCAAAAATAGTTACGGCAGGATGATTAAAACAGATAGAGTGTTTAGGTCTAAGTAAATGTAGTGTTTGCAATCTGGTTATCGCTGTGTTATCAAAATTTGAGAAGTCAACAACAAGATCTACATTCAGTTTTTTTATCTTTGCTTTTAGTTCGTTAAATTTATTTTTCTCGTAAGATATAAAGGCATCCACGCCAACAATATCAGTAAAGAGGAATGATACTCTTGAAGGTGCTATCACATATACCACCATACCGGATTTTTGAAGTTGTTTAATAAACCCTGAGGTAACGATGCCGTCACCAATGGCTTGCATGTGCATGAAAATGCACACTGTTTTATAACTATCCGGCTGTAATGATGTTTTCCTTCTGTATCGCATTTTTAGAAATGCCAGTCTGGCCTTCGTCTTTATCTTTTTTGTTTTAATATTTCGCTGTCTGTTAAGCTGTTTTAATGATGAAATAACATTCATAATGGTACCCTGAAATTCCAAATCACACATGTCATCCGAAATGAGCAGGGTACTATACAAAAAACTGGACTACAATGGTTTGAAATGAAAGCCTTTATGCTTGTTTACTCCTTGATTCCACTGGGGAAGCTGGCCACTCAATATCCGGTGCTCTTGATGTATCAACACGGTTCAGCAGCACTCGATACTTCTTCCAGGCTTCCAGCAACGAGATTTCTTCCTCCGTTGCGATTTCCAGATCTACAGCATCCTGAAGTGGCGCAATATGCTCACTGGCTACCTGCATCAGGCTGTTTTTTGTTTCTTCTGCCTCCCGGATCCGGAACAGTTTTTCTGCTTCCGTATCCTTCACCCAGGCTGTGCCGTTCCACTTCTGATATTCCCCTTCCGGCGACGACCAGGTAACATTTTCCGGTAACGGACCGAGTTCAGAAATAAATAACGCGTCGCCGGAAGCCACGTCATAAACCGTTTTACCACGATGATCTTCAACGAGATGCCAAGACGCCCCATCACTGTTGAAAACAGCCACGAAGCCAGCTGGAATATCTGGCGGAGCAATATCAGTACTATTTGCAGGCAGACCTGTATGAGGTGGAATGTATGCATCATCTTCACCAATAAATTCATTGGTTCCGACCAGCAGATTATAAATTTTTATGGTTCGTGGTTGTTCACTCATTCTGAATGCCATTATGCAAGCCTCACAATATAGTTAAATGCGATGTTTTTTACGGTGTTTTCCGCGTTGCCATAAGCGGCAATGGTAATGGTGTGTGTGCGAACCAATAGCGAGCGTATGTGTATGCGCACCTATTGCTACTGTGTGAGTATGAGCTCCTGCGCTTAATACGCGATTACTTGCTGCCTTGCTTGTGTTAGTTGCATGCATTCCACCACCGGTACCGGGAGTTTCTGCGTATGCTGAAGTATTGTTGTAAGCAAAGTTGTGTGTATGTGCTCCGGTGTTATTTGTGGATTTAGTTCCGTAATCAAACGACGATGTGGTTTTCGTCCCCAAATCCGTACTGGATGCGCTGGCGCTGTGGGTGTGCGATTTAATGCCGTCCTGTTCCTGAGACAATACGGCCCGACCACTGGCAGGTTTGCCCTTAATCGTCCAGCCACGCATATCAGGGATCACGCCTGACGGATAAGCGACTGCAAGTTTCGGGTAGGCAGATTTGTCAAAAGTCTGCCCCTGCATCAGGGCATAACCAGACGGAACGGTATCCGATGGCCACGGGATTGGTGCGCCAGGCGGATAAAACTGCTCTGATGGCGTATAGAGTGAATAAACTGTACCGTCCGTTAACCCTTCCGGCTTATTAGCAGAATATGCTGGTGACGTATGAATCGTCACGCTGGCATTACTGGTATAATCCCATTGAATATTTACACCAGTCGCATAATTTCCGATTGCAACGTAAATATCGTAAGTATCACCAGATGTATTGACCCAGGCAAAATTTGTAAACCCTGCCGATGTGCGCTGCCATAAAGCACCAGTAATCCCCTTCGGATTACCATTACCTGCACGCAAAACAATTTCAGATATACCTGCCTGTTGAGGTGAACCGACGTTATATCCAGCGCCACCAATCAACGTAATTGAAACAACAGAACTCGCCTGTGGCATGGTTACCGTTGCTAATTTGAACCAACCAGCACCACCTCTGAATGACATTGTTGTTGAGTTAAGCGTACCAATATCTTTCGGTGTCAGTGTTATATCCGCTGAAAGCGCCTTACCATTCACCTTACGGGCAGAAGGTACCCGACCATTCGCATTGTCATTAGCTGCTTTCACTGCTTTCGGTGTCGCAGCAAGCGTTTCAGATGCGCTGTTAGTCGCGCTGCTTAGCTGGACAATTCCTTTTTGTGCTGTCGTAGCGTCCTGAGCGGTATATTTCCCGTTAGCAAGGTCATAGGCTGCCTTTACCGACTTTGGCGTTGCCGCCAGCGTTTCAGACGTGCTGTTGGTGGCGCTACTGAGCTGGACAAGGCCTTTCCGCGCTGTGGTGGCATCCTGCGCAGTATATTTCCCGTTAGCAAGGTCATATGCTGCCTTTACCGCCATTGGTGTTGCCGCCAGCGTTTCTGAATCGCTGTTGGTGGCGCTACTGAGCTGGACAAGTCCTTTCCGCGCTGTAGTGGCGTCCTGTGCGGTATATTTCCCGTTAGCAAGGTCATAGGCTGCCTTGACCGCTTTCGGCGTTGCGGCCAGTGCTTCAGACGTGCTGTTGGTGGCGCTACTGAGTTGAACAAAGCCTTTTGCAGTCAGCGAGGCGTCCGGGTGACGTCGTGACTGTTCATGCTCTTTCAGTTTGTCATCCACGTAATCCACTGTGGCCATCACCATGGTGTTATCCACGGTAAGCGCCACGGTGGCCGTGCTGGATACGGTCAGAATGGTGCGAAATGTTTGTGCACGTCCGGACCCTTCGGCAACGGTTGGTTTGTAACTTTCGGCAGTATTGCCCACCGCGATTAAATCGCCGTGCTCATCAAATACACCAATTTCCCGGATCCAGAATCCGCCCGTTTCAGGAGGAATAACCAGCTCTGCAATAATGCGGTTCTGATGTGTTGCGTCCAGGATGACGCGATTAACAGTGTGTCGCCACACCTCATGCACAAGACGGGTCTGCTTACTGTCTGGCGAGGGCAACGTGCCGCCGCCGTCACCCACGGCCATGTGAGTCAGGCGGACCGGTTTACCATCTGGTGTGGCTGCCTGCGCTAATTTTTTTTCACCCGTATCGGTGATAACGGTTTTAAATTTTCGTGTTGTGGTACTCATGCTTAATCGTCCGGATAAATGGTAATGACTTCACCGTCGTAAGTTGCTGCCGCCGCGAAAATATCCCCCGGAATTTCCTGAATGATATTCAGCCCTGTCATGTGGCGGCTGACCGGGCGGGCATCAGCAATCAACCGCTCCATTTCCAGATACATTTCCTCCGTCACGCCACTGTCCAGCGTGCCGACTTCAACGGTAAATGTTCCCGGTTCTCCGCCGAACTCCCACCACTCAGACACGCGAATGAGGTATCCCAGCGGCTCAATGGCCCGGCGCAGTGCGCTGATGGTTCCTTTGTGTCGGTGTATCAGCCATGCATCACGAATCACCTGTCGCTTTGTCTCTTCCGGCCAGTTGCGATCCCAGCGGTCAACGGAAAATGCCCAGGCGAGATAAGGCAGCAGATGCACCGGGCAGGTGTCCGGTGACCACAGCGTGTTGAGGTCTACCGGGATGTCTGTAATGCGCGCTCCGACAGCTTCGGCGCAACGCATGAAATTGCTGGCTGATGGCGGTAACAGTGAATTACTCATTACGCCCACCTTCGCTGATGGTGAATGACTCACAGCGCGCCGCCTGTATGTCGCTGATGGCCATATTCTGTGTGGGTTCGATTATCTCCACGCGTTGCACACCGTGCACATGCAGTGCGGCAGCAATGGCGGACAACGCCACGTCCTGACCGATAAGCCCCTGCTCAGCCAGCCACTTCCTGAACGACGATTCAGCTGCGGCCAGAATAGGTTCGGATTCCGGGCCGGGGTAAAAGTACAGTTTTGCATTCAGCCGCCATGTCACGATTCTGGCGCTCTGTACCGTCAGGCGGTCGGCCACCGGGCGGGTATCCTCTGCATTCAGAACGGCGCGAACGGTATTAAGCAACGCCTCCGTTGCTGTGCCGTCGCCTTCAGTGGACAGGATGGAAACCGTCACATTGGCCGGAGACGGACTGATAGCCCGCGCATCACGCACCAGACCGCTGGCGCTGCGGGCAAAATACTCGTATGCACCTGACGGGCCAGCAACACTCAGGCCGTCGTACGCCCGCTGCGCCCGCAGTCTAAGCGAGGTGTCGCTCTCCATCACCGCGTCGGTGGTATCCGTTGCCGGAGTGATAACCAGGCGCTTTGTGTTCATATTGCCCGCGAGGTTGTCCAGGTCTGTCCCGGCGCTGTGGCTTAACATGCAGGCGCGTGCACCCTCATTGACCCGCTGGCGTAACAGCATTTCACGAAACGCTGTTGTCTGGGCGATAACGTTAAGGGGTTCCGATTCCAGCTCCAGCGCGGCGGAAACGGCTTCACGCTGTTCGGCGGGATAGGACGCAATCATCATGGCTTTTGTGTCAGCCAGAATTGCTTCAAAGTCAGGCTCCGCGATGATGGCGGGTTCCGGTAACTGGGAAAGGTCAACGGCGGGCATGATTTACTCCCTCAGCGTGATGGTTAATTCAACATTCTGCATGGTCTGCATGACAGTGCCCGACAGCGTCACCCCGGCGCGGCCTCCTGCCTTCCAGACAACGTCGATGGCGTCCAGGGCAATGCGGGGTTCCCATCGTGTCAGTGCAATCACGGCAGCACTCATGCATTGCAGACGCGTGGTGTTATTCATGGGTTCGTCAATCAAATCAGGCAAAAGGCTGCCATATTCCCGTCGCATAACCCGGCTTGCCAGCGGGGTGGTCAGGATGTCCCTGACTGACTGTTTCAGGTGCTCCATATCGTTCAGGTTTCCCGTCCCGTCCGGGTTCATTCCTGTGTAGCGGGTTGTCACTGCGGGCCTCCTGTCGAATCGCTGCCACCTTTAACGCCACCGTGCTTATGTGTATGCACTGTGATGCCGTTTGAGGTGAAATTGCCGCCGCTGTGCGTGATATTGCCGCTCATCTTTCCCCCTTTTGTGACGTCAAGCGTCGCCGTTCTCAGAAGGTTTGTGCATTCCACGACGGGCGTGTCCAGTGTCACGCTGACGGATGCCTGCAGGCTGGCTGTTTTCATGCCGCTGGCGCTCAGTGCGCCTGCGTCCGCGTCGTAGCGGAACACCGCGCCATCCGGCGCGCTGACCACGATTTCTTTCAGGCTTTTGCCGGGGGCCGGACTGGCATCACTCCACAGGCTGCCAATTATCATGGCGGTTTCCGGGTTGCCGCCGATGCAGGCAATGACCACCTGTTCGCCGGGTGATGGCGGCAGCCACACATTGAAGGCTCCCGCGCGCGTGGTGTTCCAGCGTAACCAGCCTGTTTCCAGTTCGCCGCTGCGAACGCGCACGCACCAGGACTTCTCATCAACTTCAGAGATGATCCCGGTGCGGATGACATTGCTCAGCAGTCGCATGAGTTCTGCGCTCACCGTACAGCCTCCGCAATCCGGCCCAGCACCGTGTTATAAATCAGGCGCTCATCTGCCTGGCTGATACCCAGCAGCTCACGTACCGGGTAATCGGTGAAAATGCCCGGCGCAACCTGATCGCGCTCACCGAACTGATGAACGCGTGCAATACGTGCGGCCACGCCGCTGTAACCCACCGTCACACCGGAAGCATCTGCACGGGTTTTCAGGTAGCGGGCGGTGCGCAGTTTTACGAACATGGGGACGCGCCTGGTGCTGTCCTGGTTGATGCGCCGGGTGCGTATTTCCAGAAAACGGTCGATGTCATCCCGGTAAAACGTGCGGATATTGTTTTTATCCTCATCCCACCCGGTAATGGTTCGCCCGTATTTCCCCGTGTCGTGATGCCAGTTTTTCAGCGTGCGTGCTTCGTTATTCCAGATAAAGCGAATGCGTTCCTGTATCCGGGTTACGCGGCGTCTGCGTGGTGTCCACGCGGTCCCGTCCGGCGCTTTCTGTGACCGGATACGCGCCTGCTGGGCGCGGCGTAAATCCTGTGCCAGCTTTCTGGCGATGTTATTGATGGCCTGCTGATTCAGGCTGTCGCGGATGGCCTCAAAGGTTTCATCCACGCGGGTGAATGCCTTATCCATCGCTTTCACCCCACGTCACATCCTGGAATACATGCGACCAGTCGCCTTCGGAAGAGGGCAGACGGGGTTTTGGCTCCGGCAGGTGTTCTGCCTGCGGTGTGCCCTGACTGTTGCGCGTGATGCGAACGCGTTCCCGCAGGGGGAGCGTAAACAGGAGGTCGGCGCTGTCATCGTCATTGATAACGGCGGAGAATTTGATGTCCTGATTACGCTCAGGGTTGAGCAGCAACTGTGGCTGATTTTCGGATAACCACGCCAGCAGCGGCAGCGTGAGGTCATCCAGCTCCCCGGCGTAATCCATGACAAACATCACCATCTGATAGCGGTAAACAAACGAGGGCGTTTCTCCGGTCGTTTCAATGTTGCCGCTCTCCACGAAAATGGTGAATTTTTCCGGGTTGGCCTGACACCATCGGCATGAACGGGTCATGGCTTCACGCAGGGAATCAGTTTTCAGCATGGTTGTTGTCCTCGTTGTTCAGTCGTTGCAGCCTGCGCTGTTCCAGTAATTCAATGGCCCGTTTATCCGCGTTACAGGTTTCCAGTGCATCCAGAAGGCGGTCGCCCCATATACCGAGATTTCCCCATGTGGGAGTGTCAGGGAAGGGGGGAGGCGTTACCGGTATGGTCAGCGTCTGCGGTATAAGCCGGACTGACGGCGCTGGCCGTGGCGCGTTCTGCGTGCCTGCGCAACCTGTCAGTAAAACGAGCGTCAGGCAAAGCGTGGGCGCATTCATCTTTTGCAATATCGTTGCGTAGCTGTTCACGTCTGGCCTCTCCGTCCTGATTGCGTTGCTGATTTTCCGCGCGGAGTTGTGCCAGCACCTGCTGCATATCCTGTACCCCGGCGCTGATGATATTCAGGGTGTCGACGGTACTTTTCAGGGTGCTGGCCTGCGCTTCGTTTCTGGCGTTCTCCCGGCCCAGTGACCACGACAGACGCATGGATGCTCCCCAGGCGGCAATCAGAAGAAAAGCGACGCCCAGCGTGGGCCAGAGCTTCATGCCGGATAAACTCCGTGCGGTAACTGAAAATGCGGTCCGTCTTTCAGGGTCTTCCAGTCGCCGCCCCATTCCACCGGAATATTCAGTTCCCGGCTGGCCTGTCTGAATGCTGCTGCGATTTTTTCGTACAGCGGCCATTCCCATGACACCTGGCTGCCGACATAAGCCACAACATCCACGGCATGCCCCGTAAGGTGGCGGCTGTTCATGGTCTGGCTCTTACCCGTGGCCACAAGTTGCTTCTGGCGGTAACGGCTGCGCAACCCTTCGGTGATACCAAAATCCACTTCCGAAATTTCCAGTGCCCGTCGGGTCACTTTCACCAGCTCAGGATTTACGCCCTGCAAATTCTTTTCGCTCCGGCTGCTGAATTTAAATGTGTTGCTCATTCGTCCTTCTCCTTCACCCTGCGATTAAAGGCCGCAATAACCTTGTCGCGTGCTTTCTCTGCCCCCATAAAACCGATTGATGCGCCGATAAACGTCACGGCATCTTCAGGAAAACCGAAGAAGCGCAACGACCCGGCCACGGCCATGGCGAGAACGCCGCACGCCAGCGATCCCGTTACGGTCTGAACCAGTGTTCGTCCGTCATAAAGACTCATCAGCGCGGAAATGCTGACCGCCGCGCCTGCTGCATACACCGTTGGCAGGTGGTCAAAGAGCCATGCAATAACCTGCTCTGTGATCCCTGTTTGAATGGTGTTCACTGCTACTCCCCCCACAACTGAATCATTTCTCGTTTCTTCTTCTCCGGCTCCGGCATCTCCACGTCCTGCCCGGCGTCCAGAAATACCTGCTGACAGAGTCCGGGGTTGGCATCCAGCACCTTTTCGGTGACGCCCTGCGTCGTGCCGTAGTACCGGAAACAGAGCGAATCCACGGTGTCGCCTTCCAGTGCCTTCACTTTCATCAGCACAACTCCGCAAAGATTCGCGGGCGGCACAGAATGTCAGAGATGGCCCAGCTCACATCGCGCCACAAATCTGATGTCTGTATATCCAGTGCGTCCGCCCGGCGGTCGCCCTTGTCCGTTGTGTCCGCATCGCGGTAACGCTCCAGAATCAGGGCGCGTGTGGCGGTATAAACAGCATTGCGCCAGTGCCAGAGATTGACGCTTTCTCCGTTAATTACGGGTGCCGGAACATCGGCCAGCGTCTGATGGCCAGCCGCCTGCTGTTCCTGCTGCCATGCTTCCAGCTCGCGGGTAACGTGAGCCACCGCCCCGGTGGCGGTATGCAGCAGGCGGGAGGTGGTCACACGGCCCGGCAGTCGTACCGCCAGACGCAGCTCACGCAGCACAATATCCGGCCAGAATGCGCCCGCTGAAATACGGGTATCACCATCATCGGTATCGGTGATGTCGTCCTCTGCGGGTCCGGGGTTGGTTCTGGCAACCATACTCATGGGGTTCACTCCTGAAAAAAATCGGGCGGTGGGTGCGCGGTGTAAACGGTCACGGAGTCAAACCGGAACACCGCGCACGCCGCCCGCTGACGGGGTCAGTCGTTAACCGCGCTTCGCCTTCTGCGTCGCGGTGGTTTTTCGTGTTGCAGGCTTCCGCGTTGTCTTTTTACTTTTGCTGCTTTCGTCCTGCGCCTGCTGTGCGCTGGCGTCTTCTGGTGCGGCTGCGGAATCGGCTTTTTTCAGGGCGCGGGAAAGGGTTGCAATCTCGCGTTTCACACCTGCGTTCGGGTTCAGGTGCATTGCTTCGCGCAGCAGCTTCAGTGACAGTGCCATGCTGTCCGCATCGCTCAGGCCACGGCGGGCAAAGGCGCACGCCTTGCATAATTTGGCGCGCACTTCGTCCGGCATGTCCTGGTCGGTGACAATCTCCCGGAGGGTATCCAGTGGTTCGATAAAGGCGGACAAATCCGCGTCGGCATCCGTCCCGGCCTGCGTCAGTACCGGGTTGCAGATTTCTTCGGTCAGCACTGTGGCAGCAGTACGGCCAAAGTTATCCGGCATAATGAGGTTATGACGGACCACATACGCACCAATACGCAACGCCAGCGGAAGATCGCCGCAGTCAATCGCCCACACCATCAGCGTGGCAATCACTTCATCCTGCTGCCCGCCGTCAGCCTCCAGCGTTCCCTCAATCCAGCCGGAAAAATCCGGCAACAACTCTTTTTTGATGGCGGCTTTCGCGCTTCTGGCCTGTACGCCCTTAAGCCGGGCCTGTGCCAGACGCAGACGATACAGCACCTCTTCATGCGCGGTACGCGCGGCGTGGTCCACGCCTTCATTCGCCCGGCCTGCGCGCTGTGCCATCACGTTCTGCCAGTGTTGCTGTGCAGGAGTAATCATTGTTTCTCTCCGTTACAGGCGGGCATGATGCCCGCCGTGAGTTGATTAGCTGTCGGCGAACTTCAGGCCAGTGACCATCGCGCACTTGCCATAGTCTTCAACGACATAAGCGTCATTGATGGACTGGTAGGTGGCGATGCGGTTGTATTCCGGCTCGTCTTTCATCAGGCGACGCATTGAACCTTTCTGCCAGTAAATCGACAGGTTGTTGAACGAGGTGATCAGCATCGTTGCATCCGGGAAGAACGGCGCAAGGAACACACCCAGCCCGCCAATGGTGCGCGATGACAGGATGAGCTGCCCGGCGAGTAATTCCGCATTGGGATTCTGGCCGCTGATGCTGTTCAGCACGGGCAGACGCAGCGAGTTAAACAGGTTGCGCCCCATAATCACCACGAGGTCGTCAGCTTCCTTGTGCCATTCATCCAGCAGGGATGAGCGTGCGTCCTGAACCAGTGCATCAGCATTCGCATACTTACCCGCGTGCGCCACGGTGTTGTCCATGTTGCGGGAGGTCAGCGTCACGTCATTCATTACGCGCGCGCTGGCATTGGTTCTGATGTGCTCCAGCCACCCCACGTTAACGTCCTGAAGCAGCTTGTTGGTGCTGAAGTTGGATTTTTCCGCGTGTGACGTGCCGTTAAAGCCGATCATGATGCGGTCAAGCGCCACCTGTCGGGCAATCTGTGCGCTGATGCGGGTCTGGAAGTCATTGTGCGCCGCCCAGGCATCAAGCTGCGGATACGAAATAAACGTGTCGTAGTTCACCTGCTCACACTGGTACTGACGGGACTTCAGGTCGACAGCGTTAATCGGGTTGCGGCGATCTGTGCCGTCATAACTGGTATTTGTGCGCGCAATCGGCCCGGTGGTGTCCATGAGGACTTTTTCGCCTTTCTGGTCGGTCACACCGATCACGTTAATTTTTTTTGTAAGTTCGGTGCTATCCTTTGAGGCGTTTTCAAAACGCTGCTGCACCGCGGGTTCCACGGTAAATCGCGATACCAGTCCAGAAACCGGGATATTGTTAATCGACGCCTGTCGCGTCATGTAGCAGCCCAGCTTGTTACGGGCATTATCTGACATCACCAGATTCATAAAAAATTTGCTCCTTTGTCTTATCAGAAGTCAGCCAGCTGGTCGGAGGCTGCGCCCGTTGCGGTGAACCGGTTCTGCGGATCGCCGTCCTGCGTGCGCAGTTTTTCCTTCAGTGCTGTCAGCTCTGTGGTCAGCGAAGTGATTTTCTGGCTGTCCTGCTGATGGTGGGTTTCCAGTGCATTAAAACGGTCGATAATGTCGGCCTGTGATGTTGCGACACCTTCCACCGCTTCCTGAATACGGGAGAAACTGGCGTCATCCGCTTTGCGGCCACGGCCAATAATCCCCATAACGCGGTTAAACCACTGGGTGCCTTCTTCCTGACGTTGTTCGGTGAGTTCGATAAGTTCTGACTCCATAGCGGCGGTAAACATCGCCACGTCTCCCTGCTGACAGTTGAATGTCATCAGTTGCATACGTTGTTGTGCCGCAAAGGCCAGACGTTCCGTGCCCAGGCTGGCGGGGGTGTCGGTCATTGCCAGCCCGCGCAGGTAAGGGCCTCCCGTGATGGTTGACTGTGGTTCCAGCTCAATACTGGAGTAAATTTTTTTACCATCGTTAAGCAGGGACATCATGCGAGCGGTCGGCTCAATTTCGGCATACAGTGCCGTGCGGCCTGCCAGCGGGCCATCGGTTATGTCTTCGGTGCTCAACCCCACAACATCGCCCATAGCGGAAAACTCGCTGCCGGGGAGTGGTGACAGGATGTGCTCAATATTCACACGTGCACCATAAACGGACGGGTTATAACTGGTGGCGGCAGCTTTCAGCATGTCGCCGTTGATTTCGCGCCCGTCTGCCGTCACACCGGAGACAGCCACGCGAAACTTTTTGCGGGATGTCTTTTTTTCATTAGTCATAGTTTTTGCCCCTCTGACTGGTTCTTCAGTCATGATGGCAAAGCGTAACAGGCTGATACAAAGGGCTTTTGTTGTAAGAAAACGGCCAGAACAGGGGGTTAAGGAGAACGGTTTCGCGCGCGGGTAATCTTCCTGTAATTACTCAGGGGGAGCAATGATTCAGGACGCTTTTGTGCGCCAGCGTGCGCGGCAACTTTACTGGCAGGGTTATCCGCCCGCAGAAATATCACGTCTGATGGGAATAAACCCGAACACGATTTATGCGTGGAAAAAACGCGACCAGTGGGATGAAACACCACCCGTGCAGCGTGTCACGCAGTCCATCGATGCGCGCCTCATCCAGCTTACTGAAAAACAGAATAAAACAGGTGGTGACTTCAAGGAAATAGACCTGCTGACTCGGCAGCTTAAAAAACTGCATGATGGCCAGCCGGATGCGACGGCCACAGGAAAGAAAAGCCGGGCGAAAAAACTCAAAAATCATTTCACGCCGGAACAGATTGCCGCACTGCGGGAAAAAATCATCAGCAGGCTGGAGTGGCATCAGCGGGGCTGGTTTGACTCTCTGACCCTTTGCAGGGAAGCCGGGATACGTAACAGGATGATCCTGAAATCCCGACAGATTGGAGCGACATGGTATTTTGCACAGGAAGCACTGCTGATGGCGCTGCGTGACGATGTGGCGCAACCTTACCAGCGTAACCAGATTTTTTTGTCTGCGTCGCGTCGTCAGGCGTTCCAGTTTAAAAGCATTATTCAGAAGGCTGCATCTGAAGTTGATGTGGAGCTGAAAGGGGGCGATAAAATCATCCTCTCCAACGGCGCAGAGCTGCATTTTCTTGGTACTTCTGCTGCGACGGCACAGTCCTACACGGGCAATTTTTATTTTGATGAATTTTTCTGGGTCAGTCGCTTTGCTGAACTGCGCAAGGTGGCTGGCGCTATGGCAACCCTCAGCGGACTGCGGCGCACCTACTTCTCCACGCCATCCACCGAAACGCACGAGGCATACGCCTACTGGAACGGCGACCGCTGGAACGAGAAAAAGGCCACGCATAAACGCCAGCGTTTTTCTGTTGACTGGAAAACGCTGCATAACGGGCTTATCTGCCCTGACCGGACGTGGCGGCAAATTGTCACGCTGGAAGATGTGGTTAATCACGGCTGGAAACACACCGATATCGACGAAATTCGTGATGAAAACACCGAAGACGAGTTCCTCAATCTCTATAAGTGTGAGTTTGTCCGCGAAGGGGAATCGGCATTTAACCTGAATATCCTGATTGGCTGCGGTGTTGACGGATACGACGACTGGAAAGACTGGAAACCTTTTGCTCCCCGCCCGATGGGGAATCGTCCGGTATGGATTGGGTATGACGCAAACGGCAGCAGTGGCAACGGCGACAGCGGCGCTGTGTCCGTGGTGGTTCCTCCGGCTGTTCCTGGTGGCCGTTTTCGAACGGTGGAGACGCGACGCGTTCAGGGGCTGGAGTTTGAAGAACAGGCCAGAGTCATTGAAGAGTTCACGTGTCGCTACAACGTGGAACACATCGGCATTGATGTGACGGGCGGGAACGGGGAGGCTGTTTATCAGATAGTGAAGCGGTTTTTCCCTGCTGCTATTCCGTACACCTTCACGCTGTCATCCAAACGGTCGCTGGTACTGAAAATGCTGCAAATAATGCGTGCCGGACGGTGGGAATACGATCGCGCCGAACGCGAGCTGGTCGCGGCCTTTAACGCCGTGCGTAAGGTGAAAACACCGGGCGGCTTTATCACTTACGAAACGGACCGCGCGAGGGGGATCAGCCACGGCGACCTTGCGTGGGCAACCATGCTTGCTGTCATTAACGAACCAATTGGCGGCGAAGGAGAAAACGAGCGTTTCACGGTTATGGAGTTCTGATGAGCAGAAAAAATAAAAAAGTGCGCATGAGTTCACGCATTGATCTCGCTGATGCGCTCAGGAAAGAATCATCGCTCAGTGCATTCACATTTGATGGTCCTTATCGCCTGACCGGGCATGACCTGCTGGACAATATGTACTGTGCTGATAACGGGCGGTGGTATGAAACCCCGGTGGACTGGTACGGTCTGGCAAGAGCCGCCCGGCAAACGTCCTGGCATCAGTCTGCGCTTTACTTTAAGCGCAATGTATTGCTCGGTTGCTACATCCCGCACCCGCTGCTTTCCCGGCAGGATTTCTCGGCGCTGGCGCTGGACTGGTTTGTGTTCGGTAACGCATTCCTTGAGCTTCGGAGTAATATGCTCGGCGAACCACTTAAATTACGGCACGCACTGGCGAAATACGTGCGACGCGGAAGCGATCTTGAATCATGGTGGTATGTGCAGGATGGCAAGGACGCGTTTCAGTTTCGCCCTGGCAAAGTGTGCCACCTGATGAATCCGGACATTAACCAGGAAATTTACGGCATGCCGGAATATCTTGGCGCATTACTCTCGGCCAGCCTGTCTCATTCGGCGGACATGTTCAGAAAACTGTATTACGACAACGGATCCCACGCCGGGTGCATCATCTACATCGGTGCAGCGCAGGTAAACCGCGAAAGCATGGACTCCCTGAAAGAAACGCTACAGGGGGCACGTGGTGGTGGTGCGTTTAAAAACGTGCTCATTCATGCGCCCAACGGGGGCAAAGAGGGGGTGCAAATTTTGCCGTTCCAGCAGATCACCGCAAAGGATGAGTTCATGAATGTTAAGGCGGCATCCCGTGATGATGTGCTGGCTGCGCACCGCGTTCCGCCGCAACTGATGGGGGCGATGCCGGGCGAAAAAAGTGCGTTTGGTGATGTGGAGAAGGCCGCGCGGGTTTACGCAATTAACGAGCTGATGCCCGTCATGGAGGCCATGAAGCACATCAATGACTGGCTTGGCGAAGAGGTGATCCGCTTTAACCCTTACGCACTGTTAGATACCCAGCCCACATCCTGACGCGCTTCGCTTGTCTGCTGCTTCGCCGGGGCATAAAAAATTTATGCCCCGACTCTCCAGCTCCTGTATCAGTCAGATAATTTCACGACGCTTTCCTGCTTATTGCCATCATCGACGGTCAGATTCTTACGCAATCCCACTGCGCTGACTGCATGTTCTCGCCGCCTCAGTGCGATTTTGACGGCCTTACCTTTCACCCCATCAAACCAGAATCCCTCACGTATTTTTCACGCTCAGCGTGAGAAATACGGCCATTCTGTTGTATCTCTGCGACATCGTTCAGGGAATGCTATTTACCCCCTGAAACGCGGGCTGTTCCCCCGTCACCTGCGCGCAGAAAAAACGCGTTTTTTTGTGCACGTACGGATCCTTGACGGATCCAGCCACCACGCGGGCCGGAAGTACAAAAAGTCGTTCAAAAAAATTGTGCAAACTTGTGCACTATCGTGCAAACAAAAAAAGCGCCTTATCGGCGCTTCAAAAGTATCAATTGTTGCTGTGTATTAATCGCCAACCACGAACATATGCTTCATAGGCATCTCTGTGCCTTACAGTTCCAGCCTGGCTAAACGGAATGTTAGCTAAAACTAAATCATTCTGAGCCATAGCGCGTCCTTCAAGCGCATCTTTTATGCCTAGCTCAAAAGCACAGGCAGCGCATTTGTGCCGACCTTCTTGTCCTTGATATTCAGGGAGAGACAGAAATGTTGGATTATAACGATGAGGGTTCTTGCAAATACCTGTTTTAGCCCGCACTTTATTTACCTCATAGGAAAAATATGCGTGCCTTTACAGAGGTGCGTGTAAGCAATAAAATATACGACGCACATTTTGATTTACTTCGGAAGGCACGCATATCAGGTTAAGTGAGTCCGACCGAGTTTTACGCACCAATAGTTGCTGCTATTGGGGCGTTTTGCATGGACAATGCCGCGCAATTATCTTGTCGCTCACAATGCGAACGATCTTACAAAAAGGCACATTACTGTCAAGATAATTGATCGTTTTAATCGATAGATAATAGACAATCTATTTGTTTAACAGATCGATTATTGAAGTAAGTGTGCCAAATGGAATGATACTGTCTCTATAAACGTGAGCATTTTCTCTATAAACGTGAGCATTTTTCGCGCAGATGCTTTTACTCAGGAAATAACGCCCGGATATTCCCAGCCATCTGGCTGGTTATCTTAGCCACTGGTGCAGACTGTGCTTCAAACTTTTTTGAGCTGATTTGTGTCACAGGTAACATCTCATCATCAGCCCATGCGGCCAGTCGGTAAGCCTCTGCCGGATTCGTCTTCAGAAGTGCCAGCCCGGCCAGAAAAGCCACGCGTTGGCCGCTTTTGCGGGCTTCTGGTGTAAGGCTGTCCAGCCAGGCGCATGCTTCTCCTTCGTTCTTGACGGCAGCTGGCTTCAGATAGAAACTTATTCTTCTGGTTGGTGTCGTCATTGGTTTACTCCTTGTTCATTGCGTACAGCCCATTAACCAGAGCAAATTGTGGCACTCCGTCCGCGATGAAAGTCGCATTAACTCCGCAGGCTTCGCGGATAGCGGGTGCCACAATCTCCGCCCCGCCACCGACAACCATCACCCGCCCGTAACCCGAAAAAACCGCCAGCGCGCGGATCACGCGTTGTTTCAGTGTTTCTTCCTTTTCACGAATAACCGCCATCAGGCTGGCGTAATGCGCGTCATTGTGGATGTGCTGGCGCAGCCAGGCTTCATCATGGCGATGTTCGATAATGGTATTGGCGATGTGGTGACTGGTGCGCATACCGTTAGTGGCCATCACCGACAGTACGGCATCGGCCATCAGGGAAACGCCTACGTGTGGATCGCAAAACACCTGGCTGATACCTGCCAGTTGTCCCTGAACCTTTGCCACATCCAGCGTGGTTCCGCCTAAATCCACAATCAGCAGGGATTCAAACGGACTCATGTCAGCCAGTGCTTTAAAACCAGCCGGAATGGATTCAGGCATAACCCGTACGTTACGGATAGTGAATGCTTTTCCGTTCTGGTACGCCACCGGGCGCATGACGTTTGCTTTTTTGCGGTTGATGTTGGCCATGTCCGGCTGTGCGTTTGTGTCGAAATATTCGCTCAGTGGCAGGGTGACAACCACATCCACTTCCTGTGGTGTGATGCCTGATTTGACCAGCGCGTGATGAATGGCAATGACATTCACATCGCTGTACTGGTATTGCGTGTCGGTCGTCTGGACAAAGCGATCGCTGACCGGATCAAAACCATAGCGCACGCCATCAAGCATGTAGTTCGCGGGCTGCGTGCCACCGAACGGCGCAGACCATTCCGACTTGAAGCTGTTCGGGCTGATGGCGTTGCGGCGTTCGCCGTTCTCAGTCCATGCCAGCTTGATGTTGGTGGAGCCGTCATCGATACAAATTTTCATGTCGCTTTTCCTTATGTTGATTAATTAATCGTTTACGGGATTCTGAAATCCCGTTTTTGCCTGTTTTATGCGCGCTTCATATATCGCGGCGCGTTTTTTGCTCATTTACGGGATTTGTGAATCCCGTTTCTGTCTGTTTTTTGTTTCCAATGGTCAGGCCACCCCGCAGCAGGTCTGCTTTGCGGCGGGCGCGTTCAGTGGTTTCACTGATTCTCTGTGCGTGCTCTGCGTCGCGGATGGCGCGCAGCATGTCAGAAAGCACGGTAACGGGTGTTTTCATGGTGTTCTGGTCTTGCTGAAGTGTGGATGCCAGGCGTGCGGCGGCTTCGGGGTCTGATGCCCCCAGCTGTTCCAGATAGCTGGCGACCGGGTTATAGCGGATCTCCGTGCTGCTTACGCCGTGGTTACGGCTCAGGCGCTGCCAGAGCTGCGTGATCCGGCTGTCCGGTCGGGTATCCGGTTTGCGTACAATTTCAAATCCCTGCGGTGCAATGATGCTGCCGTCAACGTACAGACTGCCGCCCCGTAACAGGTGCTGCATCTGCTGTTCACCGATATGCAGGCCGAGAGATTCAGCAGACTCCCGCCATTCTTTAGCGAGTAATTCGTGGTTATCAGGCAAAGGCCGCTGCTGTTTGCGGCTCTGTGTCCAGCTCTGCATTTCATCACTGCTGTTTTTTGCCTGTTTGTCACGAAGCGAACGCATCAGCGCCCGGCGTTCGTGCCGTTTCAGTGAGCGCATCCATTCGTTCACTTCAACGCCGTCAGGGAGCTGCGGCCACGGTGCTGGCCGTTCTTCCGGCTGTTCTGTCCCGTTGTTGTCCGTTTCCTGTACACGGGGACAGTTATTGCCACGAGTCCAAGGGGCGGCAGGGCCGCCCTGAAGGTCAAAACCATTTTCGCGGGCGCTGTCTTCCGCTTCCGGTTTACGTCTTACCAGCTTCCAGTTATCCGGATGTGTGCACACACGGGAAGACTCCCCGATGAGTGGTGACCAGATCCCGTAAATCTGTACGCTCTGTTCGCCGTAATCGTTCAGCTCATCTGCGAGGTCGTAGGCGGTGCGAATCAGGTAGTCTTTGCGTGGAACAAGTACGCCGCCCTGTTTCTCAATGTAGGTGGCAAAACACCCGGCATCAGCGGCAGCGAGTACCGCATCCATTGCATCATCCTTCAGCCGTTGTGGGCCTTCCGGGTTGCGTGCCATCTGGCTGGCAAGGCGGCGGAGTTCACGCCATACCTGACGAGAGGGAATGCCAAAGAACTGGAACTGGCGGACCCGGTGAAGGCGCGCCCAGCCGATGGCGCGTTCCACGCTCTCTGCCATTGATTTTCCGGTTTCGTGGTCAACGCGTGGCTTGCCCGTTTTCGGGTCGATGCCATCCACGGCGCGGCTGTCCAGGTTCTTTCCGATGTAGGTGGCGATGTAGCTGGTTGGCGTGCCTTTTGAGCCGTCTACGTACTCAGCCTTAAAACGCGGAGTTATGTCATCGCCCAGCTCGTGGCGGTCTTCCTGAATGGCAATATCGCAGACATGGGACACGATGGTTTCAATCTCGTCCGGATGTGCAAAGACCATCATATGCCAGTGCACGGTGCCGTCATGGTGAGGCTCCACCGTGCGGATGCCATACCAGCGCAGGCCATCGCGGTTCAGTTTTTTGCGGACCGCCGCAAAAAACGTGTTAACCAGGTAATCGCTGGAGTCGCGCATGGTGGCCCCGTTCCATTTGGGATTCGGATGACCGTTCTCTGTTGTGGCGTGGTATTTTGACGGGCAGGTGACAGTCAGAAACACCGCTCTGTCGCCACGGGCTTCGGCCAGAAGTTCCAGTCCCTTCATGGTGGCCATCATTTCTGCTTTACGGTGGACCGGGTTACTTACTCCCGCGTAATACACCGTCTCGAGATCAATCGTGAACCCGTCTTCGTTTTCCAGCATGAAACTTTTCAGGAAATCGCGTGTTTTCTCGCGCTGTGCGTGAAACTCGCTTAACGCGTCCTGGCTCAGATAGGGTGATGTTTTTCTGGAAACCAGACAGGCGGCGCGGAGTTGTTCTTCTCTCCACTCGCAACGTAACAGCCACAGTTTGCGTTTCCACCATTCCGCACAGGTCAGGCGAAGGATTGCGCCCGGCAGCAGCTCCGTGTCCGGTTCGTTCCTCCGGTCTTTGTCTGTTGTCAGTGCGTCATAATGTGGAGGCATGGCGTGCAGGTGTAACGCCATGCGGGCCAGCATCTGATACGCCTTCAGCGTTACATCCATGGTCAGTTCGCCATCAGTAGCGCCAAAGCCATCGCAGAGTTTTTCGAAGGTGCTGCTGAACATCGCCGCCGTCATGGTGGCCAGCGTCTGTATCTGGTGTTTGTTGAGCTGCGGCAGGTAAAGCAAATCGTCCAGGCGTTCGCGTCCGGCAAGGGAGCGATAACCCGGTGTCAGCCAGCGGTGATCGGTGCGGTCCAGACGTTCGAATATTTTGCGCAGGGTTCCGCGCGCGTAGCGTTCCGCCTGCCAGCTCTTTTTGCCTTTCTGACGATCGGCTTCCTGCTTCTTGCGCAGGAAGGAGAGGTGGCGAATAAGCGGATCGCGCAGATAGGACGGCAGCAGGCGCAGCGAGGCCATGGCTTCATCCACCGCGCCGCGTGCCTGTTTTCTGGCGTCTCCTGCCAGTGTGATGGTTTTGTCCTGTTTTTCCTGTGCGTCCAGGCTTTTATTGTCACGAACGGTGCAATAGTGATCCAC